TTGGACCTAATGGGTCAGTGTCAGGATATACATTTAAGTAACCGTCCCATGTATCACCGTTGTGTACCATCATGTCAACATCTTCAATGTTGCTGTTATACCAAATTGCTTGATCAGCTGTCAATGCAGTTGGTGCATTGTCGTCAGCTGTGTAGCTTAGTACTTTCCATAAGCTAGCTAACAATGAGTAGTCTGCATCACCTGCAGGCGCATTGTACAAATTAGTAATGCCTGCTGTATAGCCAGCAGCTGTTAATGGGCTACCTGTGCCGTCTTCTAAACGAATTTCACCGCCTAGTAAGTGACTGATAACGACTTGATTATTAGCATTTACACTAGCAACAATGTTTACAAAACCTGCGGCATTAATTGCACCAGCCATTAAATCAGCATCATCAGCGGCTTCAGCAGCTGTGAATGACACAGTAATTGGATCGCTTAGTGTTGCGTTGTTCTTTAAACTTTCAACCATTACAAATTCATTTGAACCTGCTGTGAAAGTAGATTCAGTAATAATTGAAGAAGTAATTGTTGTTGCGCCTACAGCGTTTCGACGATAAATCTTAAAGTCTGCAACTTGTGGAGTTGTATCTTCACTGTCGTTGTATTTTACATACAATGCACCAGCTGATAAGTTTGCGCCGCCGCCGGATGCATCAAGTGCCTTTAATGCTTCTTGGTTGCTACCGTAGATCGGTGCTGTTACACGAGTGAATGCGCCAGTGTCTGAACTGTAAACACTAACTCTCCAGCTTGCGCCATTGTTAGGTTCAGTAGTCTTAACCCATACAGACCCTGTTGGTCTTGGTTCAGCCGCTGTAACTTTAAACTGTGGAACTTGAGTGTGTGCGCTGATCTGTAGTGCAGGTGGATAGTATGTATCTGCTGGAAGGCCGATAACATCACATGCTGTACCAGCAATTTCAACGCTGCTAATTGAACCATCAGTGTAAATTGCCAACTTGCTGTTTACCACAGCCGCTGTAACACCAGGTACATGCGTACCAATCGATGCTACTAGACCAGCAATATTTGCACCAGATGCAGTGTAACCATTAACTTCTAATGTAAGGCTTGGACCACCTGAGCTAAATGTTGGATTTGAAACTGTTCCAGTTACTGTTGGAATGCTTGCTACCCACTCATCAGAACCAACTTGTACCCAAGTACCTGTTGAATTCTTATAATAAAGTTTGTTTAGTGTTGTTGTAGCAACTAAAGCATAATCGCCGATTGCACCAACTGAAGTCTTAGGAATATTATCACCGTCAACTTTTGTAGTATCTGTAATAACAACTGGTGTCTTCTTAACAAATGTTTGGCCGTTTGTAACTGTTGCTGCAGAGCCGTTCCATTCAAAAACACCAAATGTTGTACTACCAGTGTTGAACCAGTAAGTACCATCTGCAGGGTCACCTGCTGGCATTTCTGTAGATGCTGTCAATTGACCTAAGTCAACATCTGCACGGACTACATAAGCACGATTACTTACACCTAACAAGCTGTAAGCAGCTTGAAGGCCATATTCGTTTTGTTCTCCAGCGTGAACTGGATTGTTGTTTGCGTCAGTAATAAATTTTGGCGTACCAAAAGTATCTGACAAGTCTCGCTGGCTAGTAAGCAAATAAACTTTGCCCGCATTTGCTTTTGTTGTGCCTGGTGCAGTACCTGAGCCTGCTCCATTTTGTTTATTCTCTTCAGAAGCAACAATAATTAGAGGTACTGTACCTGGAGCAGCTGGGGTATAGAACGATTCGTCTATAACTGTTACGCTTACGCCTGGTGAACTGAGTTGAGCCATATTTAATCTCCATGAATACAAGTTCTTAATGTATTTATAGGTTTTTGGTTAATTGTGCTTGATATACAACCAAAAAAAGGGATTAAAAAGGCTTAAATAAATTATGAGACCTTTATGCCAATGCGGTTATAGACCCGCAGCTATTAACTATAATAAAAATGGTAGGACTTACTATCGTAAGTTATGCGAAGCTTGCCTTAAAGGCGGCAAGTATGCTGGCATTGCACGATGGCATCGTGCAGGTTATAAAATGAAGAGTGCTTGTGACAAGTGTGGTTTTAAGTCACCGCATAAAGAAGTGTTTGCGGTGTTCCATGTAGACGGTGACTTAAACAACTGTAAGCATACTAATCTTAAGACGGTGTGTGCAAACTGTCAGCGAGTCCTGCATAAAGAGGGCGTTCGTTGGCGTCAAGGGGATCTTGTACCAGACCTTTGACCTGTGCAAACAAGTCGTCAATAGTGCTATTATTGTCTAGCACATGGTCAAATTTAGTTCCTACCCAAGCTGTTTCGCTAGCGTGTATTTTAGCAGTTTCTAATATGCGTTTACTAGTAGACCAAGTTACATTACCGTTAGGGCCTCTATTTGCACTAACTGCCGCTTCATACCACTCTGGTTCAGGGCCACGAACTACACGAACTACAATGCCGCCTGCGGCTTTGATTGATTTAATTTCGTTAGGAAAACGGCAGTCTGAAATAACAATATCGTCAGTGCTGTTACGGAGTTTGTTTTCTAAAGCCGCAATCCAAATATCATCATGGAAGCCCTTACGGCAAACTTCTGTGCCCCAATATTGTAAGACCCAGCGTGGTGTTAAATGAGGCATATTCAGGCGTTCTGCCCACCAAGGATCTACCTGTTCACGCCATTCACGGGCTTGTTTTGTGCGCCCTTCTAGCATAGTACGATCCCAACCAAACACCTGAGCTACAGCATCTTTAAGACTGTTGGCGAAGCTTTCTCGTCGGAAACCATGGAAGTTAGTTAGATAGTCTGCAATAGTATCTTTACCACTGCCAATAAATCCGCATACGCCAATAATCATAAGAATCTCCTAGTAGTTTTGCTAGTATATAGCAACCTGTACTAGGAGAGCAAATTTTTATTAGCCAATAATAAATGTCATTGGGGTTCCGCCTGCGGTTAAGTCTCCAATTTCTTTATCCAATGCTGCGATTTCTTCTTTTCCTGCGCTCAATAATGCTGTACCGTTGAGTGTAATAGCACTTCCTGGGCCGGCAATTGAACCAAATTTACTACGAGCTTCACCTAGCATTAACTTGCAGGTTGCTAGAGTATAATCTTTAAGCCATTGTGAAGCATAGATATCCTGAAGCAGAATATAGTCCGGTCTGTAGTTATACCCTTTAATTAAGACCTGTTCGCCTTGAGCAAACGGGCGTTGTAGAATTGTTAAGATATGTGTAGTAGGTTTCCATTTAAACTCGATGTAACTACCAAACATACGGCCCAGTAATTTCTGATAGCCTGCAAACATTTCATAGGTAGCAATACCACCGAGCATTGAAGAGTTTAACAAGTATGTGTTTGTATATGCTAAATTGAATGGCTCAAACAATGATCCGCCTGCACCCATACCAGTTCTAGCACCAACTGTTCTACGGAATACACTTTGAACTTCAATAATTTCGTCAGGTAATCTGTAGTCGTTTTGGTCCTGTTGTAATTCTAAGAAAAAGTAACTTTCTTCAACCGCGTTAGAGCTTTTTTGACGAAAGCGTGTCAACGCACGAGTTAGTGCTATATCATAGTGGGCAGGATCTAGCTCTACTTCAACCATGCCGTCACCTAGCATGAGTTTTACATAGTCGTAGACTTTTTGTCTTTCTGTTTGTATTGTTAGAGCATCAGTTGTCATAGTATTATTTATTAAGGATTCTTCACGGCGCTAATAAGCCAGAAATCTTCACTCATGTTAGTATTTTGTATCACTTGATAAGGCATGTAAAAATATCCCTGATCGCCCCAGCTTGTGCCCCAACTGTTGCGTACAATAAAATAGCCTCTACCAGTACTTCTAAAATTATCATTGTAACCTACAATACATACAGCATGTCCGCCTAAGTACTCTTCTGTAAGTGTATTAGGATATGGCATAACTCCTGTTGCGGTTACTTCATCACTTTCAAAACTTTCGTATACATCAAAGCCAATAACAACAGGATTGCCTGCGGCCAAGGCATTTTTAACTGCATTAAAATTTGAACATTTTTGATATCCAGTAACAGTTCGCTTTAGTGCATCTGTATATGCAGCAGCTGCCGGCTTAGTAGCAAACTTGTTAGTTTGATACGGCCATAAACTTTCTTTAGGAGCACCTTTCTTGTAAACAACTTTAATGCCATCTCTAATGTATGCGCCTGAGTCCCAACGAACAGTTCCAATCATTACACGCTCTTCATAATAGATAAAAAGTCTGCTAATGTCAGGTGTTTTTGTAGGAGTCTTCTTTTTATTAATTAATTCAATTTGTCCGGCAATTGCATTGCCTGTACATGAACCAATGTTACCTTGATCTTCAATTGGCGAGCAATACTGGCGTAAGTCTACACTTGGCGGTAAGCTAATTGCAGCAAGTTGATAGATGTGATCTCTACTGTCAGGGATGTCTCTTTTCCAACGGTACTTGCTTAGGTATGTTGGATTAAAGATTTGTTCTACATTAATCTTTGATAAATTTACGCCTTTTGTTTTCATGTTTGCTCCGTTAAATTAATCGCTCGATGCTGATGAAGTTGTTGCTATAGCCTGGGCCGATCATCAGTGTAACTCTGTAAAAACGCCAGTTTGTTACATCGTTAATTAGGTATGTTGAACCGTCACCTTGGTTTGGAAAACTCCACCCAAAGAAACTACTACTAGGTGTTGTTGTATAAGTTACAGGTGCTGTAGTTGCTGAGCCGCCAACTCCGTTTACATATCCAAATGTTCCAGAAATATGTGCTTGAAATGTACCAGTAACTGAAGCTACGCTTAGACCTCTTCCACCGCCTGTTGTTACTGTACACTTAAGATTGTCTAAGGTAACAAATGAACCAGCATTTACATAACCGCTAGCAAATCCTTTAATGCCAACACCTGCTACCCCTTGGGCACCAACGGGGCCTGCCACACCTTGCGGACCTGCGGAGCCCGTTGCACCAGTTGCACCAGTTGCTCCTGGGAGACCGTCTTTTCCATCTTTACCTGGAAGGCCTTGAATTCCTTGTGCTCCGGTTTCGCCTTTAGGTCCTTGCTCACCAGGAAGTCCATCTTTTCCGTCCTTGCCATCAATACCGTCTCGGCCTGGAAGTCCGTCTTGTCCGGCCTTACCATCGACACCATCTTTGCCGTCCTTACCAGCAGGACCTTGTTCGCCTCGTTCACCTTGTACTCCTTGTGGACCAGTTACAACTTGTCCGGTAATAGTTACAACTTCACCTGGATCGCCTTTATCGCCCTTGGGACCTTGTGGCCCAGGTTCGCCTTGTAATAAAACTATATCTTCTGATATAGTTGGGTCTATATCAATTATTACCTTCTTTGTTAAAATTGCTGTCATTTCTGATCCAAGTTATGCTTTAGTTGACCATGTTGTTGGCAACGCAACATATGTAATCGCTGTTGATCTAGCTGTATTAGCTGTTAAGAATACATTATTGGCTGCGTACAATGCTGTTCCACTAACGCCTTGTACAGCATAACCTGAACCAACTGGGACACTTATTAGGTTGTTACCTAGTGTAGCAACACCGCCGGCATTATTTAATTTAATACCGTTGCCGTTGGCTTGTGTATTATTAATAATACTGTTTGTAATAGTTACAGAACCACTTCCATAAGTTTCGCAAACAACATCGCCGACAGCATCAAGTTCTGAACTGTCAATAGTTAGGACAGCGCCAGCTCTTACTGCAGCAACTTGTGTTGCCCCACTTGTTTCAATATCAGTTACATAACATCCGCCATTTACAACATCAATACAGTAGATGTCCCCCGACCCGTCATGATACATGTGTGCGATGTCCATTTGTAGTGTGCTGCCGCTACCAGTATTATCCATGTAGATGCCTGTACCAGTACCATGAGCATCAATCCACATATCGCGAACAAATAGCTTTTGTGGTGCTGTACCTGTAAAGTAAATAGCCTTGCCGTCTGTAGGACCAACAATTCTTAAATTACTAATTGAGTAGTGATTAGTTACAGTAGAACCTGAACTTGAAGTAACTGTTACAGTTCCAGTAATAGTTGGACTACCATGTGTGCCAGTCCCTAAGCTAGTTAAGTAAACACCCGGTGCTAGTGTAACATTCTCTGTAATATTAGCTAAAAGAATAACAACTGCTGAATTTGCGTCATTATGGCCTGCTGCCACAGCGGCATTAATAGCGGCTGTAATTGTAGCAAACGGACTATTGTAAGTACCCGTGGCTGTAAATGTTCTGTCTGGGTTAGGGTGTACAAAGAACAAATGACTTGGTACATCTTGGAACGCTGTCTCTTGAACTGTAGCATCTGGGAAGGTTAAATTACCATCATTACCAAAGGTCCAATGATTTGTTTGTCCTGCTGTTATCTTAATTGGATTAGTATAAGAAAATAATTCTATGTCCGAACTATTTTGATCATAATGTATAGCCGCGCCATTTGGGAAGGTAAGTTCTTTATTAGCAGAGTCTAAATTCCATCTTACTGCAGTATCTCCGTATGTCCCCGAATAGATATTGCCGTTTCCATTTTGTAACGCAATCCCGTAAGCGCCGATTGTAAATGTACTTGTGCTAGGTGAAGGGCCCATCGAAACAGTTGTATTAAAACTAAGACTACTGTTTTGTGGGAATGAAACTATTGGATTGACAGCATCTAACTCAATATTACCAGGCATCGTTAGTTTACCGTCTCGGTCAAATGTCCATGTGTGTTGATTGCCGGTGAAATTGCCTTCACAGTCGGTGTTTAATTTAATGTCGTAAGCACCTACATCAAGTTTTGTATATGTCTGGCCGTCAACAGCATCATAGTTTGTTAATGATAACACGGCGCCACCAGGCGTACCATAGTTGGTTCGAAGGGTGTGAACGGCTATTTCTAAGTCGTTACCTTCCGCTTCATGTATGTCACCTGGTATAGTTAAGTCGCCTGATTGGGCAAAATTCCAATTGTTTGAGTTAACTGTTAGTCTAGTACCATTATATACAAGTTCGTAATCTGGTGTATATAATCTGTAAGGAATATTAACATCAATGTCCGCCCAGGCAGATCCGTCAGTTAAATCTACTTTAAATGCTCGATCACCGGCGCCTTGTTCTACTATTTCTGTAATTTGTTTAATACCGTTTAACAATGGACCACTTACATACCAGCCTACAGTTACTTCGGCTATGCGAGGATTGAAGCCTGCTCGTGCAGGGTTTGTTGAAAAAAGTCCAGCGTCATCAGCATGGCCCCATTCAGAACAAAGGAATGTATCTGAATACTCACCTGCTAGATCATTGCCGATGGTTGTGTTGTTAGGTAATTTTAGTTTACCAGTACCATCAAACTCCCATTTCTGTAGTGTGCCAATTTCGCGATTAGTTACTAACTGGATAGTATTAGAGAGGTTGTTACCAGCATCATCCATGTTAATCCATGTGTGGTTAGTATACAACCCAACCGTTGGAGAAGTTATGTTTAACGATGTAGCAGTTTCAATGCTAGCATAGTTAGGTGTTATTAACGAATTATCCGGGGTAAATTGCCAAACAGCACCATCTGCATCGATGCTAACTCTACTGTTTGCTAACGCATCATTATAAGCTGTATAAGCATCGCTTGCGGTTTTAGCTACTTGAACTAAATTGAGTATTCCTATCTCACCTATTCCAGGCACATAGTTCATTAATTCTATATACGCTTCGTAGCTTGGCATACCTTCCCAAGGTCTATGAGTAGGTGCAACTTCACTTGCATCGTTCTCTCTAACTAGTACCCACACCCCTTCTAGTTCTTCGTATATAGTTTGTAATGCCCCTGTTCCAGTACCAGATTGCAAACTAACTGATTCACTTGCGTATAGTTGAACATCTTTAGCAGTTAAGTACAATGCTGTAGTGTCGTCTGTTGTAGTAGTTAGGTATGCGGCATTGCCTTCATCTAAGTTTAATGATAGTCTAACATCACTGTGAACAATGTTGGCACCAGTGGGCAATGTTAATGTACCGTTTGTATCAAAAGTCCAAATATTACCATTGTTAGTTATACTAGTGTTTTGTGGAATGTCTAGGGTGAGTAGTGTAGCTCCGCCAGTATATCCTGCCCATCCTTCTGTAGAAAACAAAGTAGGATAAGAAGCATATATTCTAAATGTGCCCGAGCTAATATAAGGCATCTTTTCAATGTACCATGTGCCATTAAGTTCTATAGGTGTAGTGGCGCCGCTAATGGTTATTTGTGAGCCGTTATCTAGCCAGCCAATGTCGCCATCTACAGTAACAACACCCCACCATTGGTTCTGAGCAGGATTCTCAGGCCCAAAACTGACCACGCTATATGGAGTTCCTGCAATTGAAGGAGCAACGATGGCATTAGCAATACCAACGAATGCGGTATCTTGGAACGAGCCATCAGGGAATGTTAGCGTACCATCTTTATCAAAGTCCCAAGTACCTGCGTCTGTTGTAATTTGTACTCCGCTAATAGAATTGATTATTGTTGTATTATTGGAACTGTTAGCAGGAAGAGTTATTGACGCAGTTGCATCGTGTTCTTGATCGCTATTATCAATTACTCCGCCACTTAGATTGTACATTGTATTGTTGCTAAATGCCCAATTACCTAAGTTAGATCCGCCGGCACCGCCTAACACTGAATTACCACTATTGTCAACAATGTCGCCGCCTAAGGGCAAGCGCATTTTACCATCAGAGGTAAAACTCCATGTGCCGCCAGTAAACCCATCACTTGCTTCAATGTATGCAGCAGTGCTGTCGACCCATATCCAGTTCCTATATTCGTATGTTAATCCTGAGTAACTGTCAACGCCTGGACCTGCTACTAGTTCAACCGCGCCCGTATCTTGAAGGTTAATAGCACTTTCGTTGGCTAGATATAAAGATCCGCCTGTTCCAACTATTAAACTATTTTCGTTGGCGGTAAGTTTAATAGCGCCTAGTGACTTAATAGTTGAAGGGTATTCTGGAGGAACGCTACATTGTATATTTGCGGTCCAGTGAACCATTACAAACTGAACATCGGATAATGTTATCTCAAATGTATATCCAGGAATGCCGTGATCCGCTTCAGTGTATCGAAATTTGTTTCCTGATTCATACCCTGGGTTAATAAGATGCGGTGCATTACTAACCATAGTTTGAATTTCCCCGTTAGGGTTTACTTGAAATTGTACTTCAGCTTCCCAGAATGGCGCAGTAAGCACGATAGGGTCGTCTGTTTTGTGAGTAGGATCAAATACAGCGGTAAATGTTACTGGGAACAACAGCGGTGTGTTTAATGTGCCGCTAGTGTCTAATACTGTTTCTAAATCGCCATTGACTAGTCGATCACTAGTTCCACCAGCACCCCCTAGAACACTATTGCCATCGCTGTCAACAATATCGCCGCCTGGTGGTAATTCTAGTACGCCAGCATCATTAAATGTCCATACATTATCATTAGAATCAATTGTAGTTTGTTGTGCAGAAATCTCTACATTACCAGTAGTTCCAACATCGCCGCTACCTGCTTCAATAATAACGCTACCGCCTACTCCATCTTCAGTGTCAAAATTTCCACCTTTGATGTAGACCGGCATACTTGTATTAAATCCGCTCTGAACAACTACTAGGCCAGTGCTAGTGTTTACACTAACAAACTGTGTTTCGTCGCCGATAGCGTTAAGCTCAGTCCAGTTGAGACTAGTACCGTCTGTGGTTAAAAATTCCCCAGCGTGTCCGGTCTGTACCGGAATCTGCACATCGGCGCCCGATGTGTTATACAGCTCGGTAAAGTTGTGATTAACTTTTATGAATGCATCGCGTAGGTTATCGCCGTCCTGGCTGTTTTCGCTTGTACCTACATTTATTACTTGTTTTGTCATGGTTTTTGATCCAAAGAAACTCTTGCTACCAGTATTTATCGTAGTGGTAAATATATTACTATGCCGCGTTTAAGTCTTTTCAAGCCCGAGAGAGGGCAGGATTACAAGTTTATCGACCGTCAGATTTCTGAGATGTTTCAGGCTGGCGGCACCGATGTTTATCTGCACAAGTATCTAGGTGCAAACACTGATGAGGAAAACGCTACGGCAGACCAGCCGCACTACAGCGAGCTCAAAGAAACAAACATACAAGATTTACTATTTTTAGAAAATCGTGATCGTAAGTACAGCCAGGAGATTTACAGAATCCGCGGCTTGTACAATGTACAAAATATTGACTTTAATCTAAGTCAGTTTGGCTTGTTCATTGACAACGATACCCTGTATATGACTGTACACATTAACGATTTTATCAAGTACATTGGCCGCAAACCTGTTAGCGGTGATGTGCTAGAATTACCACACTTGCGTGACGACTTTGCGCTAAACGATTACGATGTAAGCCTACCACGCTACTATGTTATTGAAGATGTGGGCCGTGCTAGCGAAGGATTTTCAGCTACTTGGTACCCGCATTTATACAGATTAAAACTTAAGAAGATTACAGATGCTCAACAGTTTGCTGATATCCTCAGCAAGCCTGCACTAGACTCTAACGGTGATCCAATTGCTAGCGGGCAAACGCTTGCTGACATACTAAGCACTAGGGCAAAAGAGTTAGAAATTAATCAAGCTATTCTTGACCAAGCAGAAGCAGACGCTCCTAAGAGCGGATATGAAACTCAACAGTTCTATACATTAAGTGTAGATCCTGTGTCAGGTCGTCCATTGCTGACTACAGCAGACGAAACAGATATTAATGTTGCCAGCTTGATTGAATCAAGCAGAACTAATCCAAGCCCGGTTCGTAGCGGCTATGTTGGCTACTTAGTAGGTGATGGTATTCCACCTAACGGTGAAGCCTTTGGCCACGGCATCCAATTTCCAGATGCAGTTGCTAGCGGGGACTATTTCCTCCGTACTGATTTCTTGCCTAACAGACTGTTCCGCTTTGACGGAACTCGTTGGAACAAACTAGAAGATGCTGTGCGTATGACAATGACTAATAATGATCAGCGTCAAACACTCAAGACTGGATTTATTAACAATACTAAGTCTAATGTTATCGGTGGTGAAGAGATACCAGAACGCCAAAGCCTAAGCAAGGCACTAAAACCAAGGGCAGACTTATAATATGCTTTACTACTATGACGGTCAGATAAGAAGATATCTTCTACAAGTTATGCGAGTATTCAGTAACTTTGTAGTAAAGTACGGTGACGGAACACTTCATCAAATACCAGTTGCTTATGGTGATGCAGATCGCCAGGCTGCTAGTATTATGCGTCAAAACTCAGAGAATAAAATTAACTCTGTACCACGCATCAGTGTTTATATCACTGGCTTAGAAATAGACAAAGAACGCTTAGGCGATGCTACTTTTATCAGTAAAGTGCATATCCGTGAACGCGATACAATGTATAACGAAGATACAGGTCGTGACGAATATATCAACAAGCAAGGTCGTAACTACACAGTAGAACGATTAATGCCAAGTCCATTTAAATTAACTTTTAAAGTTGATATCTGGACCAGTAGCACTGAACAAAAGTTACAAGTACTAGAACAAATTCTTGTATTGTTTAATCCTAGTTT